GCTAAAGCGACCTGGGAGGCACAGGGGCGCTGATGGCCACCGTCACGATCAACCTCGCCGCCCTGGAGCGCATCGTTGAAGAGAAGGCCGTTGCGGGCATCCAGCGCGCCGCTCTGGCGGGGGAAGCGATCACCAAGGCCAACCTATCGCGCCCCGGCTCCGGCCGCATCTACGGGAAGCACCAAGCCTCGGCCCCCGGCGAGCCGCCCGCCGTCGACACCGGACGCCTGCGCAACGCCACCCAAGCCGACACGCAGGTCCGCAGGGATGGCGACGACATCGTCGGCCGAGTGGTGGCGAACACAGAATATGCGCACGCCTTGGAGGTCGGGACCGAGCGGATCGCCCCGCGCCCCTTCCTCGGCCTGCTGGCCACCGACCATACCGACGACCTGCGGGACGCCTTTGTCGCGGGAGCAAGCGATTGAACTCCACCGCCACGATCTTCGCCCGCCTGGCCTCCGTCGCTCCGTCTCTGGCCACCTGGAACAACGCACCGGCCATCTTCAACGAGACGGCGCCGGACGACTTCCTCGACCAGGAGCCGAAGCCGTCAAAGCCGTTCCTCATCATCGCCGTGCCGACCTCTGACGTGGCGATGGAGACCTTCACCGAGACCGGCCGACTGATCGTGCAGGACGTGCGCGGGTATCAGCGCCGGACCGGCTCAGCGGCTGGGCTCGACGCTTTGATGCGCCAGGTCCGCGACCTCTTCCACAACCGCCCCGGCGACCTCGTCGTCACAAGCGGCAAATGCGACGTGGCCCGCGTCACCGGCCCAGTCCAGGCCCCGACCTCGGACGAGGCCTACACCGGCCGCCGCGTCACGATCCGATTGGACCTCGTCCGAGACTGACAATGGAGGACGCTATGCAGACCCACGAGTACGTCGTGCTGGACGACCAGATCCGTGTGGCCGTTATCCACGAGCGGTCTGCCGATGGCTCGCCCAAGGTGGCGACCCTGTACCGCAATCTGGATGATCTGGCCGCTGGGGTTATCCTGCAGTTGCGGGCCGAGTTCGCTTAGGTATCGCCCGCCATGTCGTCGAGGTTGTTGCCCTTCTTGTCGTCCGGATTGGAGCGCAGATAGGCTTCGCGTCCCTTTGGCTGCACGGCATGAGCGTTATCGACCTTGCCAGCCTTCGCCATCTCAATGGCCTTCTTCTGGCTGGTGAAGTTCACATTCCCTTCGAAGCGAACCGCCTCGATGTTCCCCTTCGCGTCGGCACGAGCGTCGACGATCTTCTTTCCACCGTTTGACATCTGAACCCTCCCGATCCGGCGCGATCTTCGCAGAACGCTGGCTTTGGAGTCCATCCCCAACGCGCCCAGGGCAGGCTGTGCGCGGCCTTTTCCATGCCTGCATCATAGGAGAGCGCCATGGCTGTTTTGGCCCAAGGCTTCATGCACCTGCTGCTGGGCTCCGGCAGCGGAACCCTGACCTACGAGAACATCTCGGGCGTCTTTAGCCTCGACGGCGGCGGCTTCTCGCCGAATAAGATCGACGCCACCGACTTCGATACGGTCGCGGGCACTCGAGAATACATCTCCGGCCCGCGCGAGCCGTCGCCCTACACCTTCTCGATGCACTACGAACAGGGCGACACTGAGCAGGAAGCGATGTTCGCGGCCATGGCGACCAACACGCCGCTGCCGTTCCGCATTACCTTCGGCTCTGGCGCCCAAGCCAAGCAGATCAGCTTCAACGCCGTGCCGAACCTGACCCTGTCGGCCCCCGTTGACGGCAAGGTGACGTACTCCGGCACGCTGGAGCCCATGGCCGCCCCGGTTCGCGATAATCAGGGCGCCTGATGCAGCCGACCGATGAACGCCTCGGAATCGTCCGCCTGCCCTTGCCAGATGGGCGGGCGGTTCCGCTGCAACTGACCTACGCCGCCCTCGACGCCAAAGGCCATGACTGGCTGCTGGAACAGTTCAAGGCCATGCAGAAAGGCAAGCCGGGGGCGTCTCTGGCTATGGCCGAGGCTCTCGAGATCATGAGCGCCGGCCAGGTCCAAGCCGCAGACGTGATGGCCGCGCCCATGGCCGAATACCCCATGGCCGAGTGCCTTAAGGCCTGTTGGAAGGCTTGGGAGTTGGCGCAGTACGGCCCGAGCGGGAGGCCTGCCTCGGACGGCGCCGAAAACCCTCAGCCGAGCCCCCCCAAGACGTGGTGGGGGCGCATCTTCGGGCAGCGTTAAGGTCGGGGCTGAAGGAGGCCGAGTTCTGGGGCCTGACTCCCTTCCGGCTTTCCCAGCGCCTAGACGCTGCAATGGAGGCGTTCCTATTCACCGGCTGGTGGGGAGAGCGGTTCGCTCGCGAAGAGCGGCTACAGTCGCCACAGCACTACGTCGATACCATGCTCAAGCCCGCCGATCCCGCGCTGGCCGAAGCAGAAGCGCTCGCCAAGTTCCATCGCATGGCTGAGGACTGGGGCTTGCAGGTCGAGGGCGGCGAAGAATAGCCTCCCCGTTCAGCGGAGGGCTTGGTCATGAAACGGTTGGTGGTGCTGGCGGCGGTGGGAATCGTCGCGGGGTGCGGGCAGGCGGAGGCGCCATCGGTTCCTGTTAAGTCCCCAGCCGAGTCTCGCGCCGATGCCGTTATGGCGTGTGGCTTAGCGATGCTGGAGGCGGAGAAGCAGGGCTTGGTGTCCAAGAGCTCTCAGCTACAGGTGCCTTGGCGTGTCTACGAGATGCCGTCCGAGAAGAGCGGTGTGCGTCGTGTGTCCTGCGCTGCGGGCGACGCGAAAGGCGAATTAGGTGTCGTGGTCGATATCGTTTGCACGGACGTGAATGATTCCGCCTGTCACCCATTGATCAAGATTGCTCGGCCTTAAGGCCCTTCTCAACCAGTCGCCGAACAGCTTCAGGGCGTGTTGGTCTGTCATCTTCGCGATCGCGGAAGGCATCCACAGAAGCTAGCTGCTCGTCTGAAAGGCGAACTAGAACGGGGTGTCCGCGCCCTGTTGCCGGGCGCCCGCGTGATTTTTTGATATCCGCTGTTGACTTCATGATATCCGGATATCATAAAAGTCGGACCGAAGGGAAGCGCCAACTTCCACTCCGGCCCTAACCCCAACCGTCTTCTGAGGAGACAGGTCATGGCTGAACAAGCCTTTACCACGCCTGCGCGGCGTAACCCAACGTGGGTGCCTGCAACTGAGCCCCTGGGTTTGCTCGCCCCGTTCTTTGGCGGACGCGGCGCCGCCCCGATCATCAACCAGCCCGCACCGAAGCGCCCGTCTCCTGCGATGGAGATGGCGTGATGCTGAATCGTCGAACCTTCTTCGGCACGACCGCTGCCGTTGCGATCGCCGCCGCCCCGGCAGTTACCGTCGCGAACGTTTCGGCTGATAGGGAGCTTTTGGAGCTGGGCCGCCAGTGGGAGATCGCCGTTGAGCGGCGTGCAACCGCTGCCGAACTCGCTGATCGCCTTCTGGCTGAGTACGAAAGAACGAAGCCCAAGGTGCCGCGTCTCCGCGCAACCGCGGAGGATTGTGAGCGCGGCATTGGCCGCAATGGCGGGGTGGGGACGACGATCCCTTGGGAGGGTGTGCTGCTGATCTGCCGCCGCGCTCGCGAATGGCGCGCGCAGCCGGAACACATGCCGGGACGCCTCAAGTGGGCGGAGCGTTTCGAGCGCGCTTATGAGCGGCACAATACGGCGCTGAGGATTCATGCCGAGCGCATCGGCCTGACGGCGGCGGATGATGAATACGACGCGGCCTACCACGCCTTGAACGCTATCGAAGAGCGGATTGTCGTGGCGCAGTGCTCCAGCCTGGAGGGGCTGAGGGTTAAGGCGCGGGTCGCCAAACGTCTGATCCCGCCGATCACGGACACGGATAACGACTGGCACGACACAGCGGCCCTGTCTGTCATCGATTCAATCCTGAGCGGAGGGGCGACTTATACCCCGCATGCGTCCAATCGCTTTTAGGCATGGTTGATGGCTGCCCGGTGGAACGGACGTCGAAAACCTACCCACATATCCACATGGCTCTTGGAGCCTGCACTGTAGCCACGAAGAGGCGCTGTCCCCGTATTTATCCACAGCATGCGCTTTCATCGGGGAGGAGAGGCCTTTTAAGGCCCACTCCACTGGATTTCAGCGACGAAGCCGCCAAGGTGGAGAACAAGATTAGAACACGTGGGGCAGGCGGTTATTTCGACTTAACCGACGCGATGCAGACAAAAGCGCGTTGCGCCTGATTTACCGCGTTTAGATTTCGAGAATCCCTTCGGGGGTGTCCGGCTGCTCCAACAGCCGGTCTGGGCGGCGGGACGGACTTGCCCGTGGAAAGCCATTTCCATCCCGCCGCCGCTTTCCACCGCCGTTGGAGCGGCAGAAGAACAAGGAGCCCTACATGGGCGAGATTGTTACGGTCAACTTCCGTGGAGATGAACTCTACGGGTTCAAACAGGACGACGGTGTTTTTGTCGCCCTTAAACCCATTGTCTCGGCGATGGGCATCAACTGGTCAGGGCAGGAGCAGCGGGTCAAACGAGACCCGGTTTTGTCTGAAGGTATATGTGTCATGCATATGCCTTCCGGTCTTGGCGGTGCTCAAACCACCCTCTGCATCAAGATTGAGATGCTGAACGGGTGGCTTTTTGGGATCGACTCGTCTCGCATCAAGGACGAGACGGCGCGCCAGCGTGTCGTTCTCTACCAACGCGAGTGCTACGATGTCCTATATGCCCACTTCTCGGGCAAGCGAGGCTCACCGCAGGCGGCAAACGATCTGCCAGACGGCACCCGCACCTTCGGAGAGAGCATCCGTTTGGTGACGGAGGTTCGGCAGACGTGGGGATCACAGGCAGCTCGGGAGATCTATTTCCATGAGAAGCTCCCGGTGACACCTTCGATGCTCCAGCAGCCCCAGGCGGATCTGTTCACCTACACCGCGATCCGTCGAGACCCGGAGGCGGCGTAATGAACCTCCCGACCTCCGAAAGCGAAAAGCGGGAGTTGGTCGAGGAGTGTCGCCGTTTGTGGGGCGACGAGATCGCCACGCTTCTGGCGGAAGACCTTGGCCTTAGGTCGAAACCGGGCTCTCAAGAGACCCTGCATTAAACGGGGAGGGCGATCCTCACGGGTCGCCCTTTTCTAACCAGCGAGAATCGCGGCCAAACTGGCCGCATGGAAACCACTGATACCGTAGAGAAGATCTGGCTTGGCGATCACCTAGGGCGCCGAGAAGACGCAGAGCTTTTGATCGAGTTCCTGAAGGCCCGGGTCGCTGAACGAAGTGATAGCCAAGGGGCCTACGTCATCAACCTCAGTGCAGGTTGGGGCGCGGGCAAGACGTTCTTCCTTCGCAAGATGAAAGAGCAGCTTGAGCTGACAGGGCACCTCGTCAGCTACATCGACGCCTGGAAAGACGACGACGCGGCCGAGCCAATGGTGGCCGTAATGGCTGCGATGAACGAAACGCTGAAGCCGCATCTGGCTACAAGAACCGTCTTAGAGAAGACGTGGAACGTCGCAAAATCTGCAACCGGCACAGCGCTGGCCCTTACTGCGCAAGGGGTCGTATACCAGTTAGCAAAGAAAGCGCTTGGCCCGGCGATTGATGGGCTCGCCGATCTTGGCGCTGAAGTTGACGAGGAGTTGGCGGAAAAGGCGTTTGTAGAAGGTGCGGGAGACTCGATTGCGGCACTGACAAACAACTACATGCAAAAGCGGATCGACGCTTATCAGGCCCATCAAGGAGCCACGGATCGCTTTAAAAAGAGCGTAGCGGGGATCCTAAAGATACTCGAGACAACAGCACAGAAACAGCCTCCGTATTTCGTCCTCATCGACGAACTTGATCGCTGCCGGCCGACCTACGCAGTCGAAATGCTGGAGCAGGTGAAGCACTTATTCGACGTGCCCGGCTTGTGTTTCGTCGTCGCGACCGATGGCGAGCAACTCGCCCACTCGGTAAGCGCTGTCTACGGGGCATCTTTTGATGGAGCCGGATATCTCAGGCGCTTCTTCAACAGGAGGTACCGCTTCAAAGAACCAGATATTGCATCTCTGGTCAGGCACTTGATTGCGAAATCCGGTCTTCCCGAAGGAATGGCGCTGACAATGCACGGTGCAGATAGCGTAGATTTTTTGGCCAATGCATTTCAGTCGCACGACCTAACCCTCAGGGATATAGATCAGGTATTCGACACGCTGAGAAGCTTCATCACGTCATGGAACAGCCCGGTTCCAGTAGAACTTGCATATTTAATCCCCCTAATAGTATACAATCACCTAGGAAAAACGAAGGAATTCGACGAACTCTCTAGAGGTGTTACAGAATCGCTCACTACAAGATGGATGGTTGCGAAACCTGGATTTGATCGTGCGAGCGGCAGACACTTTAGTAAGATCGTCACAGTGAAAGACGAACTGTCCGACCTTCACCCCGCATTCCTAAAATCAACAGACCAACTACTTCTAGACAACACCTCAGCTGTCTCCGCCGATACATGGCTCGGACAAACAATCCGGCGAGAACACGAACAACGGTTTGGAAGTCGGGCGATCGATAGGAATGATCCTCGCCGCGTTACGCTAATGAAGCAGTATGCTGGCCGGGTAAGGAACCTGGCGCGGCTCGACCGTTACGAGGATGAAGAGGAAGCTCAGATGACCGCCCCTCCCGCCCCTTAGCGACCGATTCTGACGTATTGGCACCTCATAACGACGTCAGATGACGTTGACACCCCGCCCCACATGAAGGAGTGTCCTACTCGGAGGCCGACCCATGATCGCAACCCAATTCGCAGCGCCCTATAGGCGACTGAAGCCTCAAGAACCGCAATCCTTCTCTTCCGAAGATGATCGCGCCCGGCTGAGCCGCGCGGCCATCACTGCCTTTCGATCCATCGTTGCTGTATGGAAGCTCACCAACGTAGAGGCCGCAGCGTTGCTAACGGTATCTGCGAGTACCTGGGAGCGGATGAGAAAACCTGATTGGCAGGGCACGCTCAATCAGGACCAGTTGACACGCGTTTCTGCCCTCATCGGCATTCTGAAGGGCTTGCGCCTGCTGTTCACTGATACGCTTGCCGACGAATGGCCCAAGCTGCCGAACCGAGGCTCGCTGTTTGCGGGTGCCAACCCTGTCGACGCAATGATCGAAGGCGGCATACCGAGAATGCTCGACGTTCGCCGACATATAGACGCCCTTCGCGGAGGCCTCTGAGCCATGCTGGACGGTCTTCCGATAACCCGAGGGGCCTTCAAGAGAACGGTGCGCTTGGTCGCGACCGCAAGACTGCGCCCACCAGTTCTCGAAGATCTCGTCCCAGCTGATCTTATGGACGACCTATGTGAAATCGAAGGAGCAACCAGCGGCAGACTGAATGGGCAGTGGCGCGGCACGGCGGCAATTGAAGCAACCGAGTTCGTCTACGACGTACCGCACGCTACCTTCATAAACGCCAGCTTTGCCTATTCGAAGCCAGGGAAACCTTCTCGATTTAATGGGGAGTATCGCGGTGCCTGGTATGCAGCGCTTTGCGTCGAGACGTGCCTTGAGGAAGTGAAATTCCACATCTGCGAAGAGCTGAAGAATATCGATCGCTACGACACCCGAGTCGAATACGCTGAAATGCACGCCAGTTTCGCTGGCGACTTCCTCGACCTGACCGCCGCTAACGATCATGAGTGTCTGCACCCTGACCCTCCAATCGGCTACCCCGTCGGCAATGCCATTGCGGAAGCAGCCAGAGCTAAGGGCATCAACCTCATCGTCTATCCGTCAGTGAGGCATGCAGGCGGAACCTGCTTCGCGGCCCTGTCGCCCCACGCTGTCCAATCTGTTGCGCAGGGTGACGTGTGGGAGATGGTCTGGAAGGGTTCTCCAGAACCGGCCATCGCAAAGGTCGCCTAGCCGCCCACCCAAACCCGCCCTCCCCGGCGGGTTTTTCTTTGCTCCAAGGCTCGCTCCGGCGGGCCTTTTTCATGCCTGACACCCTAATCCCCGGAGTCTCCCATGTCCGACGCCCCTGTAGTGGGTTCGGCAGCCTTTGAGCTGCGTGCAACCAGAAAGAAACTTGCGGAGGATATCAAAGCCTCCGAGCGCGATCTGAAAGCCGCAATGGGCCAGATCGAGAATGAAGCTAATCGCGGGTCCAAGAGCATCACCAACTCGATGAGTGGGATGCTGAAAGGCTTGGCGCTCGGCATCACGGCGCTAACTGCAGTCTTTGCTGCTGGCCTCGCGATGGCGCTCAAGTTCGGCCAAGCCAGCTTGAAGATGGCAGACGATTTAGCGAATTCCTCGCGCCGGATAGGGATGAGTACGACCGCGCTTCAGGAATGGCAGCATGTCGCCCGTCGAACAGGCTCCAGCGCGGCAGAGGCCAGCAGAGACCTAGAGAGCTTCGCCCTCAAATGGGAGCAGGCGCAGGCGGGGCTGAACAAGGAGGCTTCCAAAGCCTTTGACGCACTTCGGCTTGGCCGCGACGAGCTTCGGAGCATGAAGACCGCGGAAGAGGCGTTGGACATTGTCACTGATCGGGTTGGTGCTCTTTCGAAGGAAGCTGACCGGGCTGCCATTAGCGAGAAGCTTGGGCTGGGTGCTTTTGCGGTGGCTCTCCGGGAGGGTTCGGATGAGGTGGACCGTCTGCGCAACGAAGCTGCTGCCCTTGGCTTTGTCATGGATGCCGACCTGATCCAGAAGGGTGCCGAGGCTCAGGGCCAGCTTGAGGACCTGTCCCAGGTCATCGGCATTCAGATGGCCGAGGCCTTCATCAACCTGTCCGACGAAGTGCTGAATTTCACCGCCCAGATTGCCGACGCCATCAACGCGCTGAGCGACTTCATCGACCGGTCGCAGGCGGCTAGGCGAATGACTGGCGTGGGCTTCGGCGATGCCGTGGGGATGGCCGCAACTCCGCTGGGCTTCGTCAAAGGTGCGTGGAAGGCTGGACAAGCTCTTGTGCGCGGCCCTCGCTATGTCGACCAGGAAGCGCTTGAGGACTTGGCGAACGGTACCGGCCGCTATGCACCGCCGCGCACCACGCGTCGCTCCAGTGGCGGGAGCCCAACGCTGGCTGATATTCCAGGTCGGACGAACAACAGGGCCGACCGGGCTGCGGAGCGCGAAGCCAGACGTTCTGAACGAGTCGAGCAGGAAATCTTCCGCGCACGCCAGCGCGCCCTGGGCATCTTCGACCGCGAGGCCCTGACGGTTCAGGAGCGTTTCGACAGCGAGCAGGCCCAGGTGAAACTGGAGCGCGAGGCCGAGCAGAAGCAGCTTGAGAGCCGCCTCGCCCGCAAGGACATCACCCAAGCTGAATACGCCCGGCTCAAGCTGATCAACGACCAGACGGCCACGCTGGAAGACCGAGTGGCGTCGGACATTCTGGCCCGCGATCTGGCCGACGAGCGCCTCGCCCAAGAACGCGCCCTATCGGACCTGACGCGAGACCTGCTGTCGCTTCAGTCGGGCGCCGCTCGTACGGCCAAGGAGCGCCGGGACATCGAGCTTCGGCTGCTGGCCATGGCGCAGGAGCGAGCCCGCGAAGACCTGGAACGCGAACTGAGCCGCACGCCGGGGCTATCCGATGCGGACAAGCAGGCGCGACGGGATGCGCTGGGGAACTACCAGACCGCCGAAACCGCCGCAGTCAACCGCCAGAACATGGGCCCGATGGAGGCTTGGCGGGACGCGAACCTGCGCACGGCCGCAGAGGTGCAAGAAGCCTATGAGCGTGTCGCGACGCGCGGCCTGGACGCCCTGAACTCTGGTTTGGTCGACGCCATCATGAACACCCGCTCGCTGGGCGACGTTTTCGGCGCGGTGGCGAAGCAGATACTGGCGGACCTGCTGTCGATCTCGGTGCGTCAGTCCATCGTCGAGCCTCTTGCTGCTGCGTTGTTTGGCGGTGGCGGTGGCGCGGCTCCGGAGGCGTCGGGCGGCTCGGGCGGAGGCGGCTGGCTCAAGAAGGCGCTGGGCTGGGGGCGTTCGCTCTTCGGCTTCTCCGAGGGCGGATACACCGGCGACGGCGGCAGGCATGAGCCCGCTGGCCTAGTCCACAAGGGCGAGTACGTGTTCAGCCAGGAGGCGGTGCAGCGCATCGGTGCCGCTCGTCTCGACGCCATGCACAAGAACCTGAAGGGCTACTCGCTCGGCGGCCTCGTCGGCATGTCGCTGCCGTCGCTCAGCATCCCCGGCTTTGCCGGTGCAGCGGCGACCCAGCGCGTCCAGCACGAGGTCATCGTCAGGCCGGAGCGGGACAGCTTCATCACCCTGGCCTCGGATGCGGCCGTGCCCGTTGCTCGCGGAGCGGCGGCGCAGATGGGGCGGACGGTATTGGATACCTCTCGCCGGTCGATGCGCGGCATGCAGCAGTCTCAGCGCCTTCTGGGGACCCCGTAATGGATCATTGGCCCTGGGATCTTCTGACGCCGCGCCAGGAGCGCTGGCGCTTGCAGGGCGTGGCGCTGAATGGCGGGACGACTGTAGCCGGCACCCAACGCCCAAGCCGAACGGATGGCGGCGGAATCTGGGTCGGGGAGCAGTCGTTCCTGCTGACGACCCGGGACCAGATCAAAGCGGCTCGCGCCATAGAGGCCACCCTCGACGGCGGCGTCGGGAAGATCGTGGCCTGGTCTTTCGAGGAGCCGTTCGCTCCGGGCGATCTCGTCGCTTCCGCCGTTCCTCACTCAGACGGCGCGCCCTTCGGCGATGGGACACTTTACGGCTCCGTTCCAGCCGGCGCGACGGTGACGGCTGACTGTGCGCTGCGGGCGACGCATATCCCGCTGACAATGCTCTCCGGAGTCCTGCAAGGAGGCGAGCACTTCTCGATCATCCACGCCTCGGCCGGATGGCGCCGCTATCGGGTGGCCCGCGTCGGGGATGGCTATGCCGAGATCAGGCCGCCGCTCCGGGAGGCGATCCCTAGCGGCACGGCCCTCTACTTCGTTCGGGTCGGCTTGGGCGTCCGCCTGGCCAATCCCGACGAGTTCTTCGGGGCGCTCGATCCATCGCGGATCATCGAAGTCACGGCCCGTTGGGTGGAGGCTTTCTGATGCTGCCCGAGCAGGCCCGCATCATGTCCGCCAGCGGCGCGCCACGCTGGTCGGTCTTCTTCCACATGGAGTGCAAGACCAGCATCGTGCGCGCCTGGCTGGGCGTCGGTGACTTCGCCCTTCCGGCTGACGACGTCGACCAAACCGGAGGGACCTATCTGGGCATTGGTCTGGTGGGGGATGTGCCTGCGCTTCGGCAACTGGTCGGGGGCGTCGCCGAGCGGGTTGAGTTCACGCTCAACGGCGCGGACGAGACGACCTTCCGTCTGGCTGACGATCAGGTGGACGAGGTTCGCGGCGCACCCGTCCATGTCGGCATCATCTTCTTCGATGATGATTGGCAGCCCGCGGGTCCGGTGTCCTGGCTCTGGGACGGGACCGCAGATGTGCCGAGCGTCGATCGGGACGGAACGGGCGGCGAGGTGGTGCGGATGGTGAAGCTGTCGGTCGGTTCGGCCTTCACCGACCGGTCCCGACCGCAACTCGGCTTCTACACCGACAAGGATCAGCGCCGGCGCAGTCCCGACGACGCCTTCTGCGCGCGGGTCGCGGCCTATGGTTTCGACAGCACGATTGTCTGGCCGGGCGGCTGATGCTGGACGCATTTCTGGAGCGGATGGCCGCCACGCCTTTCGTGGACGGCAAGGCGGACTGCGCCCTGACGGTAGCGGATTGGGTCGTGGTGGCGACCGGATGCGACGATCCGGCCCACGATCTGCGTGGTCGGTATTCGACGGCTCTGGGCCGAGAACGGCTGCTGAAGCGCAGGGGCGGGCTGCATGCCATCATGGCGGGCTGCGCCGTCCGCGCGGGACTGCCGCACGCAACGACGCCCGAGCGCGGCGACGTGGGCACGTTGCGCCACGGCGGACAAGTCCTCGCCGGCATCTGCATGGGCGAGCGATGGGCGGTGAAGTCGTCATCGGGCGTGTCGGCCCTGAAGCCTGACGAGATCATCTTTGCGTGGAGGGTGCCGCATGGCTGATCCGATCTCGGCCGCTGCGGCTGCTGTGGCGAACTGGGTGGCGACGACGGTCTTTGCGAGCGCTGGGGCGGCCAGCATCACGACGGCCGCGACACTGGCGAACATCGCCTATGTGACAGCCTATGCGGCGACCTACGTCGGCCTGAGCGCCGGGGTGGCGATGGGGCTTAATGCGTTGGCCCGCGCGCAGGTGCCGGACCCTGAAGGCCAGAAGATCGCCCGCAAGCAGACCCGGCCTCTGCGGTGCATCCCGGTCGGTTGGGACAGCCGCATGTCGGGCGCCTACATGCTGCGTGAGACCATCGGCAACAAGTACGGATGCGCCCTGGCGATATGCGAGGGTCGGCTGGCGGCGATCCCCCGCGTCTATCTGAACGACGACCGCGTGACCCTGAACGGCGCCGGTTGGGTCCAGGGCATGGCGAACGAGCGCTATGGCACCGGCGACCTGGTCAATGTGTCGCTCCGCTACGGCAATCCGACCGAGGCGCGCCACACGAACCTTGATCCGACCTTCTCGGGATACTGGCCGGCGAATGCTCGCGGTGACGGGATCGCCTCTCTGGCGCTATTCGCTCAGCACCGGTCAAAGGAGAGCTTCAGCCGCCACTTCCCGAACGGCGAGCCTATCCCGAGCATAGTCGGGCGCCCGGTCTGCTTCGATTGGCGCGATCCGACGCAGGACCGGAATGATCAGGCGACCTGGAAGGCCAGCGCCAATCCAGTTGTCTGGCTGATCCACCTGGAGTGGTTTCGCTTCGGTCGGTCGTGGGATCGCTGCATCGCGCCCGTCCTGGACGCCCTGACTGCTGAGGCGAACTACTGCGAGACGGCCGTCCCGCTGAAAGCCGGGGGCACGGAGCCCCGCTACCGTGTCGCCGGGAACTACTTCAGCAACACCGAACCCGCCGCGGTACGCGAGGCGATCCTCGCCAGCATGGACGGATGGCTGTCGACCAGCGGGAAGGGTCACATCGTCCTGAAGTCCGGCCGGTATGTCGACCCGACTTTCACGATCACCGGCGAGCACATCGAGGGCTATAGCTGGCGCGCCTTCCAGACGGACGAGGAAGCCTGCAACGAACTGATCGTCTCCTACGTCAGCCCTGAGGACGACTTCTCTGTGGTGGAGGCCGGGGCCTGGCGCCAGGAAGCGGACATCGCCGCGACCGGCCGGGTGCGCTCGGAAGACTTGAGCCTGTCATGGGTGTTCTCCCGCTCGCAGAGCATGCGTCTGGCGAAGCGGAAGATGAGCCGCCTCAACCCGCCGCGTCGGGGGCAGGTACGCACCGGCATCTACGGCCTAAACGGCTTGGGCGAGCGATATATCCGCATCCAGAACCCCGAGCTGGTCAGCATGGCCGACGTGGTCTGCGAGGTGATGAATGTGGAGATCGACTTCACCTCGTCGCAGGTCGTCTTCGACGTCATCCAGGCGGACGTGAACATCGATGATTGGGACCCGGCAGAGGAAGAAGGCGAACTGCCGGCGCCCATCGAACGGCCCGAGCCTGTTCCATCCGATCAGGAGGCCGCGCGTCGCCCTATAGCGCGCTCAGTGCCGTATCCGACGAGTGCGAACGAGGACACGATAACGGTCGTCACCTTCGACGCCACCCTGCCCAACGGCGAAGTCGTCACCATCCCGGCCGGGACGATCCCCGGTCTCGATCCGCTGACCAACTACGGTGTCTTCTGGAAGGAAGGGGTGGGCTTCTCGGTCGAGGTCAGCCCGGCGACCAACCACATGACGACAGGCTCCTGGATCTTCATCGGCTGGCAGGCGACGTCCGACGCAGGCGGCGACTTCCCCTCTAATCCGACGCCTCCGGGCGGCTGGGGCGGCTCAGGCGAGTCGAACGTGGTGCAATGAACGAACGCCGCATCTTCCTGATCATCCGGGAGGCTGAGGACGGCCTGACCGTGACCGTCACGCCGATCCAGCCGGCCGAACAGCCCGAAGCCGTCGCGGTCATCCGCACGGTCGGCGATGTCGCGGCTGAGACCACCCTGCACTTCCCCGGCGCCGCCGTCCGCAAGGACTGACGCCCAGACCTACCCGACAATCTGAGGTGACCCCATGGCCGACGACGCGTCGATCAAGAGCGACCTGCTGTCCGCCTTCCGCGACTTCCAAGTCGAAGGCGTTCCAGCCTCTGGCGAGTATGAGCCGGATAAGGCCGCCATTCGAGATCCGCTCGGGCGCTTGGCCGATCGGGTGGAGACCGTGGCGGCCAGCGTCAGCGCCGGCGTTCGCGGCTATGCGCTGGTCGCGGACCTCCCGTCGCTGACGGAGGCTGACGCGGGCCAGCTCGCCAAGGTGGAAGAGGACGGCAACGTCTATCGATGGAGCGGGACGAGCTGGGAGGTTTTCGACGACCCTACCATCGCGGCCGCAGGACGGGCCGAGGCGGACGCTGATCGTGCGGAAGACGCAGCCCTTTCCGTCTCCGGGCTCGTTTCATCCGAAGAGCAGTTGGACGAAGTGCTGAGCTACTTCACCGATCCGGCAACAGCCTTCGCGGTAGCGGCGCTCCTGCGAAGCGGGGGATGGGAGACTCGCGGCTACCGCACCGGCCCTTCGCGTGACGACGTCATCTTCCAGATCGAGGACGGCCTGGGCTTCGTCATGGCGACGCTGAGCCGTCAGATGGTTCTGGGCGCTGGAGGGATCGATCTCGCCTTTGATCCGGGCAGCGGCAGTCTGCTGGAGGTTCGCGACCGCCAGGGGTTCGTCTTCGCCCGGCTGGGGGTGGACGGGTCGGAGATCGCCGGATTGAGCGAGCAGGCCTCAGTGGCGCCGTTGGCCGACGCGGGGATGCTGCTGGACGGCGCCCTTTACGGCATCGAGGGGCGACCCCTTCCCTTCTATTTGCGCAACACCCTGCCGAACCGTGGAGACGAAGCGCGACTGATCGGCGCCGTCGCCTGTGACGCTGCCGATGACGGCTCCCGCTGGGCATACACGCAAGAGGGATCGGACTTCCTGACCCTCGAGCCCGAGCGCCTCGGGCCGACGCTGGAGGTTTCGCTTCGTCAGGCGGATCGCTTGCCGTCGCGCCGCTGGACCGCTTCCCTCACGACACATGTCGCGCCTGCGACCGGCAGCGGCTCTCCCAAGGTCCTGCTGATCGGGGACAGCATCACGAACCGGCGGATCGCCTGGTACATGGACAAGAAGCTGCGGGCGATGGGCTATACGCCGAGCTTTATCGGCACGCTCAACGGCACCGGCCCCGCAGACGGCAACTCTATGGGTTCTGGCGGCTTGCTGGGCGAGGGTCATGAGGGCTGGCAGTACTCGGACTTCACCAAGGCCCGCCTGTCGACGGGGGGGCGGTCGCTGCTGGTCGAACCCGGCCAGGAAGCGGCCTATCTGGCGCTGCCGAAGACTGAGAAGATCGAATACAACCCCTTCATCCGAGTGGCGGATGGAAGTGACGATCCCGACGTCGTCCGCAACGGCTTCGTCTTCGACTTCGCCTATTATCTCGACCGTTTCGGCCTCGATGCGCCGGACATCGTGCTGATCGGCCTGGGCACCAACGATATCGTCAAACAGCCCATCGGCGCGGGCGTCGAGAACATCATCGACGGCATGCAACTGATGACGCGCCAGATCAGAGCGGCGGCGCCCGCCGCCCGGATCGGGCTGTGGATGCCGACCGTGGCGCGCGACGCGGAGCGTGATCAGCTCTGGTCGGCCGGCTACGTCCCGGCGATCCGGGAGATGATCAGGTTCCGCCGCGCCGAGGCGGACCCGCTGCTGAACGTCATCAACGTCTGGGCGCACCACAGTCCGGAAACCGGCTTCCTGCTGGGCACGGTCTCAACGGACCCGGCGACCGGCGTGATCACCGGCGACGTGAGCGATGCGACCCACCCTCTGCGTGCGACCCGTCACCAGATTGTCGAAGCCCTGACGGCGTACGTCGCCGTCGTTTCCAACTGAAGGAGCCTGTCATGGGCATTGTGCTGAACTCCAAGACCCTGGGCGACGAAGCGTCTGCGCTGGCCTATGTGCTGCCGGTCGATCGAGGGGTCGAGGCGATCCACTTCCTCAACGAGAGCCTGGACAAGGCGCGTCGCAACTATGCGCGCGGCAAGCCTGATGCGGCCGTGATCGGCGCCCCCGGCGTCGGCTCTGGGTTCCTGTCTTTCCAGGGCGGCGTCAGCTACCTGCAGACCAGCATCCCCGAGTCG